GATGTCGGAGTAAACAGCCTTGAACAGCTCGTGCCCGGCCAGGTCTTCGATACCAAAGCCGTTGAACGATGCAGTGCAGGCGGCCAGAAATTCAGCCTGTTCGGCGGTCTTTTCTTCGGCTGACTGTTTGTCGTCAGAGCTGCCTTGCATGCGCGCGAAGATGCGGTTGTTGTTGCGGCCCTCTGCAGCATGCTTGGCGCGCTGGTATTGCTTGGAGCCCGGGCTGTAGAGGGTAATGGTGAGGGGGGTGTCACCATCCGCTTGTGGTACGCCGGCAGCGTCGCGCACGGGCATGTCGGCAGTCTGGGCGATGGTAAGGTTTTTGATGTTGTACATGGTTGGCTGTTGCGTGCGAATGGGGTTGAGGGGGCGATCAGGCCATGATGGTGTCGGTCTGGCGTAAGAGCGAAAACTTGCCTTGGACGATGTTGTCCACGGTGCCAAAGTTCTCGATAAATTCCATGACCTGGGCGGTGAAGTAGCGAATGCCGCCGCCTTGCTTGACCAGCTTGAAGCTGTAGACAGCGGTGTTGCTGTTGGCTGCGGTTTCGATCAGGGTCTGGCCTGCGTCTGCACCGTCCCAGCCGACCACCATGTCGGCCTTGCCGAGCTTGTAGCTGGCCTTTTTTTCGATTTGCTGGGCGCTGGAGATGGGGGCGTGGGTGCTGGTGTTGTACGCGCGGCCCTTGACGCTGCCAATGTCGGTAAGCTCGCCGATTTGGACCCAGGTGAGTGCGGCAAAGCCGGGCACGTCGTTGGTGGCGGGCAAGGCGGCTGCGACGTAGAGCTTGGCGGTGGAGACGGTTTCAGTGGTCATGATGGTGTCCTTGAAAAATGGGGTTTGTGGGGTGCAGGTGGGTCAGCCGTGGGCTTAGGTGCCGATGAGCACGATGGTGTAATTGACGCCCGTGGTGCCCGCGCTGTTAGTGACCTTGATGAGGTCGGCCGTGGTGGCGGTGACGTCGTAGCCAATGGCGTCTGGCGCGACCAGAGCGATCATTCCGCCGGGACGGATGACCAGCACGTCGGTGACATCGCCAAACCAAGGGGCAGCCTGGGCGGATGCGGCGCCACCAAACAGGACGTTGTTGGTGTTGGCGGGATCAGCAGTGACGATGATGGCTTTGATACGGTCAAAGGTGATGACGTTGCCAAAGGCGTCGAGCAGCACGCCAGCCAGATCAAGGTTTTCAGTCGCGGATGCGGTCAGGGTGCGCGTGTCGGTGAAGATGATCTTGGCCTGGTTTGCGCCAGTGCCATCCGAGAACGCGTAGTTGGGGTTAAAGTTGACGTTATGCTGAGCCGATCCAACGTCCATCGTCTGGGCGTATGCGACAGTGAGGGCCAGCGAGATAGTGGCTGCAATTGCGGTAGTCATGATGTTTTGTTCCTCGGGGTGCTATCAGGTGGGTAGGAGGTGCAGGATCTGGATGCCGGTGCCGTCAGGCGTGGTGTGGCCGACTTTGTAGGAGCCAACGCCGATGCCCGATGTGATGACAAGCGACAAGCCTTCGGGCCGTGCAGGCAGACCGGCTGCAGGCAGGTGGAACTCTGGGCTACTGCCCAGGGGGCCGCTGCCGGCAATGGGGCGGTCTTCGTAACCGCAGACCGCTATGCCGACGACACCTACACCGGCCAGCAGCGCGGTGTCTGCAAAGCCGGATTGGGTGTCAAAGAACACGGACAGGTCTTCGGTCATGGACATGGCGGTCAGGGCTGGTTGGGCGATGGCTTAGACCGTGAGGGCGTCGACCATGGTGGCGAACGACTCGAGGTTGCGCACGTTGACGTCCACGTCTTGCAGGGCAACGATGCGCACGCCGCCCGAGCTGGATGCGGTGTAGGGGTCGCGGATGAGGTCGGTGGCGCCCCACAGGCCGATCATCAGGTCGGCAAAGTTGCCGAACAGGATGGCCGAGCAGACTGCACCCGATGTGCCTTTGACCAGGTTGCTGGGCACGGCGTTGGTAGCGGCTGCGCGGTAGCCGTTGAGTGGCTCGCCGGTGTTGCGGTCCCAGATGGGGTCGCCATTGGTACCGCTGAACTTTTGGGTGCGCTTGAGCTTGCCCCGGGTTTTGGCATTGACCAGGTAGCCCATGGTGCCGATGTCGGCATTGCTGTTGGCGACGTTGGTTTCCAGGTCGATGATGTTGTCCCACATAGGGGCCAGGCCGTTGGTGCCGCCGATGACAGCGGGGGTGATGCGGGTGAGCAGGCCCGATGGCTGGTTGGATGCGCCGGTACCGGCAATGGCTGCGAGCTGGATGCCCAGGCCCAGGCTAGTGGCCAGGTCGCGCATGACAAACGCTTCCACATCGATGCTGGATTGGTTCATGAGGGTGCGGCCAATGTCGGTGAAACCACCGGCCGTTTTTGGCGACATGAGCACTTGGCCGACAGTCTGTTGGCTCTCGGTGGGTGCAGTGTTTTCCGCCACCCAGTAGATGGTGGCGCCGCCGGTTTGCTTGGGGATGGCAATGTTGCCGCGCAGGTCGGACAGGACGGTGACGCCAAGTTTGTCGAGCACCATGGCGTTGCGCAGCATTTCGATGAAGCTGCCGCTCTTAAGCTCGGTGGCGACCAGGTTACCGCCCGCAGTGGGGGTGCCCACAACCAGGTCACGGCGCTGTATTTCGGAGGGCATAAACACGCCAGTGGCGGCGCGGCCGATGATTTTGGCAACGGCGTCAGAGCATTCACGCTCGAAGGCCATGTCTTTGTAGGCACTGGCGTCCGGGTTGGCCAGGTAGCGGGCGATTTTGAGGATGCTGAAGGATTTGATTTCCTTCTGGGTGAGGCCGATGTCTGCAGTGGGCAGGGCCTTGGTGGACATGTGGGAGATGATTTCTTTGGCGAAGTCATCGGCCGTGATACCGCGCTGGATGGCGGACATGGCCAGCTCTGCGCCGCCGGGTACGGTGGCAGCGATTTTGGTGATTTCGGCGGGGTGGTTGCGTTCAACGACAGTGGTCATGATGGATTTCTCGGTGGTGGTTTTGGATGGGTCGCACGCGGCGGTTTCGGTTGCAGTGGGGTCGGTGCATTCACTGTCAGCAGCGCTGTCTTCTGCACAGTCTTCGGCGTCGTCTGTCTGCCAAACGGTGACTTGGACGGTGAGGTCTTTTTGCTGCTGGGTGGGTGCGCTGAGGTCGGCGCTGCGGCCTACGCCTACGGATGCATCAGCGGGGACGCTGACAAGCGATACTTCAAAGGGCTCCCAGTCGGTGACGCGGTAGGTTTCCACACCGTCCTTTGTCTCGACCAGATGCGCTTTGTGAATCATGTAGCCGACGGATACGTTGCGACGGATGCCGCCCAGTACGTCTTGCCACACTTCTTCTGCTCGAACGCTTTTTCCAAAGCGCACCACGGCACGACCTACCCGGTCGGCACCGATTTCGACAGATTCGATGACGCCAACGACATCGCGGGTGTCGTGGTCGCATAAGAGGTTTGCACCGCTGCGCAGGCGGCCTTGGCGCATGGCAGTTGCGGTGCAGTCCAGTACTTCAATGCCCCAGTAGCGTTCGTAGGGGGCCTCGCTGGCAAAGGACATGGTGGCCGTGCGGGCGCCTTCGTCGACTGCTGCACGGTCGACCAGCAGGGCGCGCTCTGCACGGCCTTCTTGGAGGTGGCGCTGCAGGGCTTCAGGGATGTGCTTTTTGCTCATGGCCGCTACTGTGCGGCGCAGGGTGTCCGGTTTTCAAGGCAAAAGACCGGACGGTTTTGAAAATTGTTTGGCTGTTGATTGGGGCATGAAAAAGCCCGCGCTTGGCGGGCCAATCATTGTGCTGAGGGGATTGGATTACAGAGCGAGGATCGAATCGCGCCAGCCGCGTGCAATCATCGATCCGAGATAGGTCACGCCGGATGGGCTCGGATGCGTACCGTCTGCGCCTACGTACAAATCACCGTTGCCTTTTCCGGTGGTCCCTCCGACTTTCCCCTCTCCGGTTTGCCATGTGCCTACTTGCGCAGGAGACTGCATACCACTATTCACAGACGGGCCTCCATTCACGGAAGTCGTAGACGATGTGCTTGAGACCTTAGCGACGCCGGTTTTTCCGCTTGAGTTTTCCCATGTCCCGCGCAAGTTATCAACGAATACCCATGGGCCTGAAATCTTGCGAAGTTGAGTGAGTACTGCGTCTGAAATATCGGTTCTATTGGCAGTTTTTGAGCTGCTTTCTGTGGGAGCCCATGGGCCAGTAGCAGAAATGACAGCATTAGGGAAGGTTGCGC